GTTCATGTCCGACCCCGAAATCAGCGAGGAAGTCATCGGGCGCGGCCGGGAACTCCGGCTGAAGCACTGCGGCAGCCTCGTCCGAAAGACCACCTGCCACCCCCGCGCCAAGATCGAAGGCCGCACCTACCACCTCATCCTCATTGACGAGTGCCAAGGCGCCGAGGAGAAGGTCGTCAACAAGTCGATCGGCCCGATGGGCGCGTCGACAAACGCGACGATGGTATTCACCGGAACGCCGGACTACGTGAAGGGCGTCTTCTATAAGCAAATCCAGCTCAACAAGCGGCTCCAGGTCAAACGCGGAGCGCGCCAGAACCACTTCGATGCCGACTACAAGACGGTCGGCAAGTACAACGCGAACTACAAGAAGTTCGTCGCCAAGGAGATCCTCCGCATCGGCGTCGACAGCGACGAGTTCAAGCTGTCATACAGACTGATGTGGCTCCTCGACCGAGGCATGTTCACGACCTCAGAAAAGCTGGACGAGCTTGGCGACAAGTCCATGCAGATCCAGCACGCATGGATGAAGAGCCCCGTCATCGTAGGAATCGACCCGGCCCGAAAAATCGACTCCACCGTGGTCACCGTCATATGGGTCGGCTGGGACTACCCGGACCAGTTCGGCCGCTACGAACACCGCGTCCTGAACTGGTTGGACCTGACCGGCGTTGAATGGGAAGAGCAATATTTCAGAATTGTCGAGTTTCTTAGCAACTACCACGTATTCGCGATCGGCGTGGACGCGGGCGGCGTCGGCGACACCGTCATATCCCGCCTCAAAGTCCTCATGCCAGGCGTGGAAGTCGTACCCGTCGCCGCCGACCGGGGATCCCAGTCCAAGCGCTGGCGCTACCTCATGGACCTCATGCGCGACGGAAAGATCGGCTGGCCAGCCCACGCCAAAACCCGCGCCCTCCGGGTATGGCGGAAATTCCGGCAGCAGATGGAAGACGTCGAAATCCGCTACGAAGGACCGAACGTCATCGTGGAGGCCCCCGACGAACAGGGCGCCCACGACGACTATGTGGACTCCCTCGCCATCGCTGTCAGTATCAGTGAGGAATTCGCCGTCGCCGAGGTCGAGACAAGCGACAACTTCCTCTACGCCGCCTAGGAGCCAACATGGTGCAGGGACCCGACCCGTATGACCACTCAGACCCGAACGACCCGTGGTGGACCCCCGGATGGACAATCCAGAACCGAACCTGGACCACGCCCGGATCTCAGCCGCCTCCGACTCCGTTTCCGACAGACATTCCGCTGGTCAACGTCATCGCAGCGTACATGGACGACGAGGGCAGCCCCGCCACAGGACGCTTCCTCATCCGGCCCAACGCTCGCTACACCGACAAGCAGAGCGGCGTCACCGTGATGCCCCGCGTCCGCGTCTACCCGATTCACCTCGGCAAGCTCGACATCATGCTGCCCAGCTCGGATTCGACAGTGCTTGATGCACCCTTCACCTACACCGTGCGTGAAGCGATTCCCGGCGGCCAGCAGTTCGCCATCAGCGTCCCCAGCGCCAAGAGCGGGACTGGTCCCGTGCAGCTCTACACGCTGCGCGTCAACGACCAGGAAATCATCCCCATCGACAAAATGCCGCCGACTTACGGATGGACCGTCCCCGCGACCAGCTAACAGCTTGTAAGCCGCCGCTTCTACGCTGATTACCGAGACGTCTCTTAAGGAGCAATCATGGCCGGAAATCTGGCTCCGTCTCCGGGTTTCCCGGAGCAGGCGGGGACCCACTACGAGCGGGAGACCGCGACTCCGACTCCTGGGCGGAGGGGACCGTTCCGTTTTCAGGAGGGTTTGGCGACTGACCCGAATGTTCCGGGCGGTTTTCTGACCGGCGCACGGCAGGGCTACGAGACCGCCGGACGCGACACGCACAACAAGCAGGTCGGCATCAAGCCCGCCGCCGAGACCATGCAGGAGCGTGCCCACGCCGGTTCTGCCGCCTGGACCGAAAGCCCCACTTACCTGGGGGAGTTCGCCCACGGAGCCTCCCCGGTTGCCGAGCGGCGCTACGAGCAGGTGTCGCGCGACGGCGGCCACCAGGGGCGCGTTGCTCCTGCCGTCATCCGCGACTGATCCCAACCATTTCGAACACGAGGTACCTACATGTCTGAGTGGCCCGGATACACCCCGCCGTCGAGCGGCTCCAGCCAGAATTCCGGCACGCACCCGCTGTCGACCTACACCAACGCCGAGGCGGCCATCAAGGCGCAGTACGCCGCCGACGGCGCTGACACCTCCCAGGAGCCGCCGCAGTACTACGGCGCCTGGACCGTCCAGAAGCGCAATGAGCCGGAAGCCCATGCCACACCGGGCGTACCCGGTACGCCGGTCGCGTCCCTTCCGGGCGGCGCCGGTAACGCCAATGTCACCTGGGCGGCTTCCGTGCCGCCGCCGGACCTGTCGTACGTGGTGACGGCGTCCACGGGTGCAACCAAGACGGTCAAGCCGACGGCCACCTCCGTCTCCTTCACCGGTCTCACCGCAGGAGCGACCACCTTCACGGTCAAGGCGAACAACCAGTTCTCTTCGTCCGCCGCGTCCGCCGCGTCGAACTCCGTCACCGTCACCTGATTCCTGCGACGCGCAAAGGGCCCCCTTGCGGGGCCTTTTGCGTTAGCTCCTCTATAAGCACTTCTAGCTGCTATGCGAGGATAAGCACTGGACGCCCTCGTGATCTCCCTTCGTACTCCGCGTCACCGCTCAAGGAGTCACGAGGGGACCTATGTCGATCAGCTTCGCACCTCCCGCAATGCGCGCGCAGGCGAGCGACCTTGCCGTCAGCGTCAGCCCCTTGGGCCTCATCGAGCTGAGCGACGAAGAATTCGAGGTGCACGGCCAGCGGATGAGCCGCTACGCCAGCTACTGGGCCGCCTACCTCGGCTACATGTGGGCCTACCGTGCCGCCCCCGGAGAAACCCAGGTCACGGCCAATTACGCGAGAGCCCTCACCGAATACGCTGTCAACTTCTGCTTCGGCCGGGGAGTCCACTTCGGGGCTGAGAAGAAGTACGAGCATGTCGTGCCCGCTCTCTTGAAGCGGATCTGGGAAGTCGACAACAACAAGAAGAGCGTCATCTGGGAGATGGGTCTCCAGGGCGGCGTGTCGGGTGACGCTTTTATCAAGGTGGCCTACGACCCCGGATACACGGATCCGGCAGGCAACAAGCATCCGGCTCGCGTGAGGATTCTCCCCCTCAACTCGGCGCACTGCTTTCCGGAATGGCATCCACACGACCGCGAGAGATTGATCAGGCATACCCTCAAGTACCGCTTTTGGGGCATTGGAACAGATGGGACTCGCCAGGCGTACACCTACTGTGAACGGATCACAGACGACACCATAGCCGAGTACATCAATGACCAGCTCATCGAGGGCGAAGGGATCACCAATCCGCGCCCCAATCCCTTGGGCATGATTCCGATCGTCCACATCCCCAACATGGCCGTCCCCGGCTCACCTTGGGGTATGAGCGACATGCAGGACATCCTCGCTCTCAACCGCCAATACAACGAGACCTCGACACAGATCGCGGAAATCGTTGCGTATCACGCAGAACCCGTCACGGTGGTGGTAGGGGCGAAAGCGAGCAACCTTGAGCGTGGAGCCAAGAAAGTGTGGTCTATACCATCCAAGGATGCTTCCATCAGCAACCTTGACGGCCTCGTAGACCTCGACGGTCCCATCGCCCTGCTTGAGCAGATCAAGCGCATGATGCATGAGATGACCGGCGTCCCAGAGACCGCCCTCGGGCAGGTCCAGGCGGTGTCGAACACGTCAGGCGTCGCGCTCGCCATTCAGTACCAAAGCGCCATGCAGCGCCGGGCGTTGAAGCTCATGAGCTATGAGCCGGGCCTGAAGAAGATCAACGAGCTGGCGCTGAGGACCCTGTTCCTTTTCGAGCCGGAGTCACTGAAGTACGACCCGGATACTGAGGGCATTCAGACCGACAACCAGGACTCGGAGATCGATCCCAAGGATC